GTACTACTTGGGGCGTATTTACAGCAAGAGATGAAAATAACGCACCCTACGCTGCTGCGATATTATTAGACGCATGGAAAGAAAGATTAGAATATCCAGATTTAAGAAAACGTGCTCAAGATAGTTTCTACGAATGGAGGCCAGATCAAGTACTAATAGAAAAACGAGCTTCAGGCCAATCGTTGATCCAAGATTTAAGACGTGCGGGTATTCCAGTATTAACATATACACCTGATAGAGATAAAGTTTCTAGAACGCACTCAGTAGCTAGTATGTTTGAAGGTGGTTTAGTGTTTACACTAGACGAAGAATGGACTAAGAGTGTCTTAGAGGAAAGTGCAGCTTTTCCATATGGTAAACATGACGACTTACATGATACTTGTGTACAAGCTTTATTAAGAATAAGGGATGGATTTTTAGTTTTGCACCCTGATGATCCAGAAGATAATTATGAAACAAGGAAACAACGTAGCATCCAAAACAAACATTATTACTCTTAATGTTTTAAATAAACCTAAGCAAGTAACTAGTCCTAGAGTTCTAGAACAACTAGAAGATGATAGATTAGTGAATAAATTTCACGATGCTGTAATGACTATTAGCAATAAAGTAGATATTAAAGGCTTTGCTCTAGTAGCATGGGACGAAAAAGGAACACCTTGTATAGCTTGGGATACTGGCCATAATAAAAATATTATTTCAGAATTAATGCTTCCTACCTTTACACAGTCTTGTTTTCAAGGTATAGTGGATAAAAAGTTTAGTACAACGGAGGATATTACATGAACCCTTTTAAAAAGACAAGTAAGAAACCTAAAATCGGAGTTAAAGCATATTCAGTAGGAGATGTGAAAGCTTCTAACAAAAGATTTTATGAAAAATTTCCTAGCGCAAAAGAAGATGCTGCTATGTTAAAAAAAGCAATGATGAATCCAGGAGATGAAATTGTTAAAGAAGTTGAGCGAGAAAAAGAAATGCATGCTCAGATGATGAAGCAAATGAAAATTGAAGTGGAGATATCATAATGTCAGATCCAAATAAAGAATATAAATCTGAAAAAAACAAAGATAAAATTGAATTAGCTAAAAAAATGGCTAAGAGAAAAAATACATCACCAAGTGATATGCTTCAAACTATTAAAATACAAGAACGATTTGATAAAAATCCAATATCTAGAAAAACAGATTTAATAGGTGATGATAGCTTATCTGGTGATTTTGAAAATACTTCTTCATCTAAAGATTATGATGACGATGGTTACGAAAAAGGTAAATCAAAAGAAAGAGAAATGAGTGCTGATGATCTACCAATGTCAAAAGAAGGTGGCCCTGAGTATCGTGATCCAAGTGGAAAAAAAATAAGTACAAGAGAATTTGAAAAGGCAATGAAAAATGAAAACAAAAAGAAAAAATAAAGGTGATCTAAATAAAGATGGCAAAATGTCATCTTATGAAAAGAAAAGATCAATGGCTATACAAAAAGCCATGAAGAAGAAAAAGAAAAAACGTGGCTAAGAAAAAAGGCTCAATAGGAGTTATTAGTTTAGAAAAAAATACTCCTAAAAAGCGACCTGGAAGACACTCTAAGAGTTATTCTAAAAGAAAGCCACGAAGAAAAAAATCTAGAGGACAAGGTTGCTAATGGTACAAATTAATTATTTTCAAGATAGATATTTACCTAATGTCAGAGTTACTTCACAAAGCTCTGATTCTGGCTCTGATACGCCATCTTTTTTTCAATGGGAATTAGATAAACCTACACCAAGTCAAAATAAAACATCAGACCAATTAATATTTGAAGGAATAGAACAATTTGCTAAAATGACTACTTCGAGTAATAGCTTTAGAACATTATCAGCTGTAAATAATATAGTTCAAGGTAAAGGAGCTGCGGGAGCACTTACACCTTTTCTTGTACCTCTTGCTATTGGAAAAGGTATTCAAGCTGTACAAAATTATCAACAAAATAAACGAACACAAGCTGTAAGACAAGCTACACAAAATGCAGGATCATCTGGTGGAGGCGGAGATACATTTAATTTTAATGATAATTCTGGTTACGGTGGAACAGGTACATCTAGTCCATCTAATGTAGGAGCAGGTGGAAGACTAGGTGGTGGAGTATAATGACTAAGAAATCTGCATTACAAAAAATAGAATCACACGAAAAACTTTGTCGTATTATGCAAAAACAAACTTTTGAACAAATTAAAGAATTAAAAGATAAAATCAATAGAATAGAGAAGATATTACTAGGAACAGCGGCATTCATTATTGTTTCTTTGTTAGAAAAAGTAATTTAATATTAGTTATGGCACGAACAAGAATTAGACCTAAAAGAAGACGAGAAGGTAAAATAAAAACTTCTGTTAAATCTGGTAACTTTAGACCAACTAAATCAGGAGCAGGAATGACACGTAAAGGTGTTATGGCATATAGACGTGCTAATCCTGGTTCTAAATTACAAACAGCAGTTACAGAAAAAAAACCTACTGGAAAAAGAGCAGCTAGACGAAGAAGCTACTGCGCTAGAAGTTTAGGTCAATTAAAACGTAGTTCTGCTAAAACGAGAAATAATCCAAACTCTAGAATACGTCAAGCTCGAAGACGTTGGCGTTGCTAAAAATACTTTAAATAAATTTTTTTTGTTATATAGTGTTCCAAAAAAAGGAGTACTAAAATGATAAATTGGTTCAAAAAACAATGGCAAAAATTTGTCGATTGGGTGTTTAAAGATTTTTATTAATGTCGAAGATAACTGAAGATACATCTGTAAAAACAGATATTAAAACTATTGGTTCACTAATAGCTGCAGCAGGTTTTGCTGTATATATGTATATTGGTTTAACTAATACACTTAATACATTAGAGACAAGACTTCAGTTGATGGAAGCAGATTTACTAAAGAAGGCAGATCAAGTACCTGTCGATAAGGAACAATTTTTTCTTTTAGAAGCCTTGGCAGAAGATACTGAAAAACAACAAAAGATATTAGAAGAAAACTTACACGTTAAGGTCATGCTTATGCAGGCTGAAAAGGAAATTGAGAAACTGAAAAAAGATGTTGAAAAGCTTAAAGACGCAACAAGAGATATTCAATTTAGCAATGGAAATGGAAACGGGCATTAACGCAGGGACCTTTCAAGAGTATGATTATACCTGTGAAGATTTTGAATGTGAGTGGAAACAAATAACTGAATATTGGAGAAAAAAATGATTGAAACAGTAATAGTATTGATGTTTTTTGTCAATGATAAGTTAATGGAAAACAGGATACAAGATTCATTATCTGAATGTTTAAAACATAAGAGATTATTAACTCGTAATATGAGTATGACTAATAAAAGCATTCAGTGCATAGAGACAGAAGCTGAAATAGAAATTAACCTAGATGGAAGTAAAACTATCAAGAAATTGATAATGAAAAAATAATGGAAACTCTAGGTTTAGCAATAATTATAGTTTTTTTATTATATTATTGGGGTTTAAAATTATAAAAAATATATTATATTACTTCTCAACAAGGAGCACTTATGTTTAATATGTTTGATTATTTTGATTACAAGAAACAAAAAGAGATTTGGACTAATATTTACGATAAATCAGTAAAATATTGGAATGACTTTGTAGAAGATTTCCAAAGCCAGTTCAAAAAGAAATAGCGATCAACTCCCTTGATTGTTGACTAATCACTGGAATAATTTACTTTATTCCAGTGATTTTTTGTTTTATAACTATCCAAAGGAATATATGGTGTGAACCAGGAGGTTATATGAAACTATGAAAAAGAAATCAAAGTCTGAAAAAAAAATCTCTAAAGTAATGAGAGAATATAAAAAAGGTAAACTACACTCTGGTTCTAAAAAAGGACCTAAAGTTACTTCTAGAAAACAAGCAATAGCTATTGCTCTTTCAGAAGCTAAAAAATCAAAAAAGAAAAAACGTGCTAAATAGGAAAGGATTTAAAAATACTATGACTAAACCTAAAAAAAGAGGATTGTACGCAAATATTAATGCTAGAAAACGTAAAGGTATTTCTAGACCAAAATCTAAATCAACAATTAGTAAAGAAGCTTATGCTAATATGAAAGCAGGGTTTCCTAAAAAAAAGAAAAAGAAAAAATGAGTTTAATTAAAAATATTATTTGTAAAATTTTTAAGATTAAGCAATGTAAGTGCAAAAAACTTAAAAGTATTATGACAGAAGAAGAATGGGTTAAAAAAATATTAAAGAAATAATATGGCATTAGAAGTCGAACTTGAAAAAAAGAAACTAGAATACACGAATGATAAAGGTGAAAAAGTACGTGTTGATATAGATCAAGAAGAAACTGAAAAAGATGAAGATGTATTTGAATCAAATCATTATTCTAACTTAGCAGAAGAACTTGATGAATTTCAAGTTAAAGGAATTGGAAAAGATTTAATTAAAGCTTACGAAGATGATAAATCATCTCGTAAAGATTGGGAAGATCAATACGCCAAAGGATTAAAAATGTTAGGCGTAGTTGTAGAAGATAGAAATGATCCTTTTCCAGGAGCTTCAGGAGTACATCATCCATTAATGTCAGAAGCTGCAACTCAGTTTCAAGCTAGAGCAATTGCAGAAATGTTTCCAGCAGGCGGACCTGTAAAAACTCAAATCATTGGTAAGATTACAGATAAAAAAATTGAACAAGCTCAGCGTGTTCAAGACTTTATGAATTTCCAAGTTACAAATCAAATATCAGATTACTTTAATGAATTAGATCAAATGTTATTTTATTTATCATTAGCAGGATCATCTTTTAAAAAATTATATTTCGATAATACCTTAGATAGAATTTGTAGTAAGTTTGTACCAGCAGAAGATTTTGTAATCTCATATCAAAATACAGATTTAGAAACAGCAGAAAGATACACTCAAGTAATGAAACTTTCTCAAAACGAAATTAAAAAACATCAAATTAGTGGTTTCTATAAAGATGTACCACTAATGAAAAATCAAAATGATAATAGAGATTCAGATACAGTAGAACAAACAATTCAAAGATTAGAAGGTATGACAGCTAGTGCTTCTGATAAAATACACACTGTATTAGAAGTACATACAAATTTAGATTTAGGAGAAGATGATTCAGGATTAGCTTTACCTTATATTGTAACTATTGATTATGAATCACAACAAGTTTTAGCAATTAGAAGAAATTGGAAAGAAGACGATCAATTAAAAAGAAAAAGAACTTATTTTATTCATTATAAATATTTACCAGGTCTTGGATTCTATGGCTTTGGATTAATTCAAATGATTGGCGGTTTACAGCACGCTAGCACAGGTGCTTTAAGAGCTTTATTAGATTCAGCAGCATTTGCAAATCTTAATGGTGGCTTTAGAGCTAAAGGTGCAAGAATAGAAGGCGGTGATATTACAGTTTCCCCTGGAGAGTGGGTAGAAGTAGAAGCTTATGGTGATGATTTAAGAAAGAGTTTCATTCCTCTTCCATTTAAGGAACCTTCTCCTACTCTCTTACAATTATTAGGAGTATTAACAGAATCAGGAAGACGTTTTGCTTCAATAGCTGATGCTATGATAGGTGATTCTGCTGGATCAGGTCCTGTTGGAACTACTATTGCTTTAATAGAACAAGGCTCTAAAGTATTTAGTGCTATTCATAAAAGATTACATCAAGCACAAGGTAGAGAATTTAAATTACTTTATGAATTAAATGGAGAATATTTAGATGATGAATATCCATATGATGTTATAGGTGAAAGAAAAGTTATTAGAAAAAAAGATTTTGATTTTGCTATTAATGTAGTGCCAGTAAGTGATCCTAATATATTTTCACAAGCACAACGTATTGCTTTAGCACAAACTGGACTTCAATTAGCACAACAAGCACCTTCTATTATTGATACTAAAGAAGCTTATAGAAGATTTTTACAAGCATTAAATATTCCTGATTATAATGATCTAATAATTGAAGATGAAGATATTCCTAGACGTGATCCTGTATCTGAAAACATGGCATTATTAAATGGTAAACCAATTAGAGTTTATGAAGAACAAGATCATGCAGCTCATCTGATGGTTCATCAACAATTTATTAATGATCCACGATTTGCTGGTAGCCCTGAAGCTAAACAAGTATTATATCCTCAGATGTTAGCTCATATGGGACAACACATGGCATTTTTATATCAACAACAAATGCAAGCTCAAGTACAAGAAGGTATGGCAACATCTTCAGGAGAATTTAATAAAGAATTTAATAATGAAAAACCTAAAGAACTTTCTATTGAACAAGAAAATAGAATTGCTGCAACAGCAGCACAAGCTGCTCAACAGTTAATGGGTAGTATGCCACCATCACCAGAACAACAACAAATGGAAATGGAAAAACAAGAGAAGCAAGCACAACTACAATTAAAAGCTGAAGAACTAAATATTAGAAAAGCTAGATTTGCAGAAGGTGTTAAAAATAGCGAAAGGCAAAATGCTAGAAAAGATGCAGAGGTTAAAGCTAAGATAGTAGAAACAGCATCAAGAGTTGCTAGAAAAGAAAAATAATGGTAACAGCAGAAGAAATAAGACAAGCTAAAAAATTTTTAGAAAATAAAAAATTTTCTATTAAAGATGTTAAGCCAAGACTTTTTGCAATAGTTGCAAAAGAATTAAAATTAAAATTTACAGACTTACTAGATAAGTTTGAGAAAGAAGTGAGCGATGGAGAAACTACTTCAAGCAATAAAAAACA